TTATACCGGTCGCGTCGAGACGCTGCCTTGCACCTTGCGTAACCACGTATTCAATGACTTCAATCTTCAGCAAGCCGACCAAGTTATATGTGGTACTAACGAGCAGTGGAACGAAGTCTGGTGGTTCTACCCCACCGCAGATAGCGACTATAACAACGCCTATGTGGTCTACAACCACCTCGAACGTATCTGGTATTATGGCTATATACCCCGCACAGCGTGGCTCGACACTTCTATACGCTACTACCCGCAAGCTGCGAACACGACGGGCGGTGCAACCAGTGGCTACTTATACTCCCACGAACTTGGGGTAAATGACGACGAGTTGCCTATGGACAGCTACATCCAGTCGTCTGACTTTGACCTCGATGACGGCGACAACTTCATGCTCACTAGGCGTATGATACCCGACATAAGCTTTGACGGCTCGACTGCTGAAGCTCCAGAAGTGACGCTGACTGTTCGGCCACGCAACTTCCCCGGTAGTGCGTTCCGTGTGGACCCTGCGGATAGCCAGCGTGTTATTGAGACTTCAGTCGGTGCTTATACAGACCAAGTGTTTGTCCGTGCCCGTGCACGTCAGATGGCGCTAAAAGTTTCTTCCGGTGAGCTTGGGGTACAGTGGCAGTTAGGTGCACCGCGCCTAGACGCACGACCTGACGGACGCCGCTAATGGCACTTGATAGGTTTAAGGCCGCGCCGCTACCCAACGCTCCAACAGAATACGACCCGCAGTATATGCGGCAGTTTATGCGCGTCATAGAAAACTACTTCTCCCAGCTGGACTCGCGCACACCCAACAATGCGCAGAAGTATACAGCCGACGAGTTTGTAGGTGGCAGCTTTAGCGGCACTTCGATAAACGCGACCAGCGTTGCCACGACGACCCTAAGCGCGGTGCAGGCGCAGATTAACTACCAAGACTCCGACGGCATTCGTACCTCTGCGTTGATTTCGGATGGCCACCGTAACGGCGCTCAGATTTCAGACCAAATCATGACGAACCGGCTTTACGCCGACTTCCTCTATGGTGATGGCCGTTACGTATCGACATCATATAACCAGCTAACGAGCGACCAAGACCAGACCGCTGCGAGTGTGGCCGTTGCTTATGCACTTACTCTTAACGGTGACGAGTTTCCCAACGGCATCTCCATCGTCAGTAGTTCACGCATAACCTTTGCGCAGCAGGGCATCTATAATGTGTCCTATAGCATCCAGTTCAAGAACACGACCAACGACCAGCAGGACATCGACATTTGGCTGCGGTACAACGGGACTGACATCGCCAATTCTAACAGTCGGTTTACCATACCGTCGCGTAAATCTGCGGGGGACCCGTCGCATCTTATTGCCGTAACACCTATCGTGGTCGATATTCCTGCGGACAATGGCTATATCGAAATTATGTGGCGCGTCGAGAATACAGGCGTGTCGATTGAGCACTTTCCTGCGGTCGCTGCCAGCCCCGGTGTAACCCCTGCAATCCCAGCTACACCATCTGCGATTATAGGTATTACGCATGTTTCGGCACAATTTCCGCCGGTAACACGAGTAGCACCACTTCCGGTCTTTGGTTTTGGTGAAATTGGCGCTATAAGCGTAATCACAAGATAGGATACGAGATGACGGACACGCGCACCATGCCACCGATTATTAACTCAGCGTCGAATGCTTCAGTAACAGGGTCTGCTCCCCAGCTTGGTGCTATGGTTCCCGGCACTACTGGCGGTATGCCTGCGGTTGGTGGTCTGTCCGTAACTCAGAACCCTATGGCTAAGCAGCTACAGAGCTACGGTCGTGGCGACGACAAGATGCTCGTGCATATGACCCCCGGTGAAGTCAACGGGCTGCAGCAGCTAGCTATGGCGCATGGCGGCTCTCTTACAATCAACCCACATACTGGTCTGCCCGAAGCTGGCTGGCTCGGTAAACTTCTTCCAACACTTATCGGCTTCGGTCTTGCTGCTACTGGTGTCGGTGCCCCACTCGCTGCTGGTATGGTAGCCGCAGGACAGACTGCACTTACTGGAGACTTGAGCAAAGGTCTTATGGCTGGCCTCGGTGCCTTCGGTGGTGCTGGTCTTGCTGGCGCTGTTGGTGCTGGCGGCTCTATTCTTGGCGGTAATGCCGCTGGCTTGTTGGGTGATAGTGCCGGAATGTTCGGGGCCAATATGGGTGCCGGTACTGTTGCACCTACCCTTACCAGTGCCGCAGGCGCAGTGAGCAGCCCAGCCTTAGCTGTCACTAATGGTGCTATTGGGTCGGGTACTAATATCGCTGGCCTAGCGTCGAATGCTGCTACTACCGCTGGCACCACTGCTCCAGCTGCTGGTGGTTTGCTCTCCAAGTTCGGGCAAAGTGTAACTCAGGGGCTACCTGCTGGCACTCCCGGCATGATAACTAAAGCTGCGCCTATGCTGGCTGGTACAGGATTGCTTAGCTCTGTGTCAGGCGCGATGCAGCCGAAGATGCCCACTTACAACGAAGAGGACGAATATAAGTCCAACTATAATGGCCCGTATGTGCCCGGTAAGCGTGAGCTGTCTTTCCAATCTCCAGCGCAGATGCAGGCTTCTGGCGGCGCGGAGCATAAGTACTTTACTCCATCTAACCCACCGCCTCGTTCAGTAAATGAGCTAACCCCCGAAGAGCGGGCCCAGTATGGGTTTGCCGAGGGCGGTCTTGCATCACTGCCAGCATCCAATGATTTTCAGTCTATGGTGAACTATTTTAGTGCAAATAGTCCCGGTGCTATAACTGCGTCGATGCGGCCTGATTACGCTGGCCTTCCCCCTTCCGGGGCCGGGGAGATAATGAGCTTTAACCGCCCTTCCACAAATCTAATCCCTAACCCTAACCCAATAGCGGGTGGCGGTGGTGGCGGTAACGCTACTGGTGGTTTCGGGGGGTACGATGAAGCTTTCCTCACCGGCCTATACGACCGGTTTGGGCGTATGGAAGACAGCATAATTAACCCTGACTACAGTGCGCTTGATGACCGGTTTGGACGGCTTGAAAGCCGCTTTGGTGAGCAGTTGGGGCAGATAGACTCAGGTATTGACGACCGGTTTAACCAGTACGACTCCCGGTTCAATATCATGCAGGACTCTATAACTCCGGCGCTTACCGGTATCAACGACCGGTTTGGGCAGCTTGAGAACAACTTTGCTAGCCAGTTCAACCAGCTGGACTCGGGGCTAAACAACCGGCTTGGGCAGGTTGAGACTAACTTCGCTGACCAGTTTAACAATATAGACTCTGGCCTCAATAACCGGTTTGGGCAGCTTGAGAACAACTTTGCTAGCCAGTTCAACCAGCTGGACTCGGGGCTAAACAACCGGCTTGGGCAGGTTGAGACTAACTTTGCCGACCAGTTCAACCAAATAGACTCCGGTCTAAATGACCGGTTTAACCAGATAGACTCACGGTTTAATACGCTGCCCACTACTGACTTGAGTGGGGTCTACGACCGGTTTGGGCAGCTGGAAAATAGGTTTGGTGAGCAGATAGGGCAGCTAGACTCTGAACTCGACAACCAGCTGGGGCAGATAAATTCGCGCTTCGACAGCATCCCGTCCACCGACTTGAGCGGTGTTTACTCACAGCTGGGCAATTTGGACTCACGTCTAAGCAACATGCCAGCCACTGACTTGAGTGGGGTGTACGACCAGTTGGGGCAGATAAACTCACGTTTTGAAAGTATCCCATCCACTGACCTTAGTGGGGTTTACGACCAGTTGGGAAGCCTAGACTCACGTCTGAGCAACATGCCTGCACCTGCAGCTACGGACCTAAGCGGTGTCTACGACCGTCTTGGACAAATCGACTCGCGCTTCAACAGCCTGCCCACACCTGCAGCTACCGACTTGAGCGGAGTTTACGACCGTCTTGGGAAAATCGACTCACGCTTCAATAGCCTGCCTTCACCCGCAGCTACGGACCTGAGTGGGGTCTACGACCGGTTGGGGCAGATTGACTCGCGCTTCGATGCTATACCTACACCTGCATCCACCGACCTAAGTGGGGTATACGCCCAGTTACAGCAGCTGCAGGACCAGCTTGCTGCGTCCCGGCAGGCACCTACTGACGTACCTAGTGGCATGCAGTCGTATGATAACTTCGGTGAATTTGCCCGTGGCGGTGAAGTAGACATGCGTAACGGCTCTTTTGTCGTAGACGCACGTACCGTATCGGAACTCGGTAATGGCAGCAGTAATGCAGGTATGGAGCTTCTGGCCCGCATGGGCGGACGCCCACTGCAAGGACCCGGTGACGGAGTAAGCGACTCGATACGCGCACGTATCGGTGGCAAGCAGGAAGCACGTGTCGCCCGCGACGAAGTACTGTTCACACCAGAAGCAGTTAAACGCATAGGCGGTGGTAGCGATAAGCGCGGCACTGCCAAACTATACTCCCTGATGGATAAGGCCCATAAAGCACGCAAGAAAGCGAAGCGCGGCGAAGACACTAAAGTTCGGAAAGGTCTAGCATGAGCGAGGTTCGCGTATCTGCGGTGCCGAAAGAGCTTGTGCCCAATATATGGCCGCAGGTGGAGCAGTACGTGCGGGACGCCGTTGCGCATAGCCAAGGTAAATACGAAACCGAAGACGTGCTAGCTCTCGTGCTAGAATATGATTATCCGCTATGGATTGCTTTCGATGGTGATGATATAAAGGGTGCTGTAATAACTCGGTTTATAGACTACCCACGCAAGCGGTGCCTTTCCTTAGAGATGTGCGGTGGTAAGGAAAGCGCAGTGTGGAAAAAGCCTATGTTGGATATGCTCCGTAATTGGGCTAAGGACAATAAGTGTGACGCGATAGAAGCACATGGGCGCGTAGGTTGGGAACGGGTGTTCCGGGACGAGGGGTATAAAGCAACCCTGCAGTCGTTTGAACTACCTTTGGATATACAGGAGTAAGTTATGGCTGGCGGTTCTAGCGCACCCACGAAACAAGAAGTAACTACTACTTCGAGCAACCTGCCCGAATACGCACGTCCGTATTTTGAAAGCCTCATGCAAGGCGCGCAAGGCGCGCTCAACACGCAGTATACACCGTATAGCCAGCAGCGCATCGCAGGCTACACTCCGGCCCAAGAGCAAATTCAGCAGAATGTGCTAAACATGGGTGCACCGAACCAGTACGGTACTGGCTCAGCACTTGCTTACCAAGCAGGGCTTGGTGCACTGCAGCAGAACTATAACCCGTCGCAGTTTAATGCGCAGCAGGTCAGTGGCCCACAGCTTCAGCAGTACCAGATGGGTCCTGCTATGGGAGTAGCTGCTCAGCAGCAAAACGCGCCTATGATGGGCACTGCCCAGACCGGGTATAATCCGAACCTAAATGCGTTTCAAATGGGTGGAACACGTGACGTAGGCGCGCAGCAGGTTAGCTCTTCCGACATGCAGGGAGCGCAGACGGGGTACAACCCGAGCCTAAATGCGTTCCAGTTTGGACCTACTCAGCAGGTATCAGCGCAGCAGGTTAGCGCGCCTACTATGCAGGGTGCTCAGACTTCTTTTGGCCAAGGCCCACTTGAACAGTTGCGTATGTCTGCTCCAGAGCAGTTCGGGCAGGCGCAAGCCGACCAGTATATGTCTCCCTATGTGCAAAGCGTAGTAGACACACAGAAGCGCGAAGCCATTACAGACGCGAAGAAGAGCCAGCTTGCCCAAGACCTTGGCGCTGCGCGTCAGGGCACCTATGGCGGTAGCCGTCAGCTACTTGCCGGTCTAGAGCGTGAGCGTAATCTGGGTACGCAGCTAGGTGATATCCAAGCACGTGGTTCGCAAGCGGCGTTTGAGAATGCGCAAGCTCAGTTTGAGCGTGACCGCGCAGCAGGCATGACCGCAGGTCAGACTAACTTGCAAGCAGCATTGGGTCAGCAGGAGTTGGGTCTCCAGACTGGCATGCAGGCGGCTCTGGCTAACTTGTCGAACGAGCAGCAGGCACGGGTCAACAACCAAGCAACGCAGTTCCAAGCACAGGGGATGAATGCTGATAGCGCGCTGCGCGCCGCACTTGCTAACCAAGGCGTAGATGTAACGCGGGCACAACAGAACCTACAGTCGCAGTTGGGTACTCAAGAGCTTGGCGCTAACATCGGTCTGCAGACGGCGATGCAGAACCTGTCGAACGAGCAGCAGGCGCGGGTCAATAACCAAGCGCAGCAGTTCCAAGCACAGGGGATGAACGCGGACAGCGCACTACGTGCTGCGCTTGCTAACCAAGGCGTAGACGTTACCCGTGCGCAGTCAAACCTGCAGTCACAACTAGGTACTCAGGAGCTTGGTGCTAATATCGGCATGCAGACTTCGTTGGCTAACTTGTCGGCAGCACAGCAGGCGAACGTGCAGAACCAAGCTGCTCAGTTGCAGACACAGGGGCTAAATGCTGAACAAGCGATGCGCGCAGCGCTGGCTAACCAGCAGGCTGGGTTGCAGGTAGGCTCACAGAACCTCGAAGCGCTGATGAATACGCAGCAGCTTGGCTCACAGAACTACATGCAGGCTATGCTCGCTAACCAGCAGCAAGGGCTTGAAGCGCAGCGTCTCGCAGAACAGTCGCGCCAGTTTGGTGCCTCTCAAGGTCTTGCCGGGTTACAGGCAGCAGGGCAGATGGGTCAGACCCTTGGCAACCTCGGTCAGTATCAGCAGCAGTCGGACCTCCAGCGTCTGCAAGCCCAAGCGGCGGCAGCGAGTGAGCAACGCGGTCTACAGCAGCAATACCTCGACCAAGCTTACGCAGACTTCCTGCGTCAGCGCGACTACCCAATGGAGACGCTGGGCCAGTACAGCAACTTGCTTCGCGGCATACCTGTAGGCTTGAACTCGACCCAGACATCATACGCACCGCCACCATCTATGGCTTCTCAAGTGCTCGGTACTGGTCTAGGTGCATTGGGTCTATCTAGGACGCTCGGCGGTTAAGGAGATATAAGTTGGCTAAACCATTCAGTATCCAAGCGCCGGAAAATATCGCTAAGGAATATGCCGGTAATAAGCAGAAGATTGCGCAGGCTGCGCAAATGGGTATCGTTGACCCTACTGCAGCCGTGCTTGCAGGTATGTTTATTGACCGGATGCGTTCCGCACAGGTTATGGAAGCTGCGCAGCAGCCGACTGTAGCGCAGCAGGTTCTTGGTGGTGGGCAACCACAAGGCGCTCCCCCTGCCCCACAACAGGGTATGGGTCCTCCACCCCAAGGTATGCCTATGCCGCCTCAAGGTATGGGCGCTCCGCCACAGATGCCTATGGCTCCGCCTCCTCAAGATATGGGCATGGCCCCACCTCCACAGGGTATGGCTATGGGTGGTCTAACTACCCTACCTGTGCCTGACGCTATATTCGACGAGCCTGATAACGGCAGTTATGCAGGTGGCGGTATGGTTGCGTTTGCTAGTGGCGGTAAGGGCGGCATGGCAAACCTCTATGACGACGTAGAGTATTGGGAAAGCGGTGGTAAGCAGGATGCCGTGAGCAGCGCAGGTGCGCGTGGCGTTATGCAACTTATGCCCGGCACTATGAAGGACCCCGGTTTTGGTGTGACGCCTATGCGGGACGATAGTGAAGCGGAAAACCGCCGTGCTGGTCGTGACTACCTTGATGCCATGTATCGCCGTTACGGCGATGAGGCTACTGCACTAGCTGCGTATAATTGGGGACCGGGTAACGTCGATAAGTGGCTGAAGAAGGGTGGTGACCCTAAGCAGCTGCCTGCTGAAACGAAAAAATATATTGGCAATATCCTAGGCGGTAAAGCCACACCCAAAATGCCCGAACGCGATTTTGGGACTGCTGAAGGGCGTTCTCGTTCAGTCGCAGATGAATACCAAAACCTGATGCGTCAGTTTGGTCCTACGGAAAAACAGCGGGAAGTTGAAGCTAAGCGTCTGGCCCGCGCTGAAGAGATGGCGTCCGACGAGTATTACGAAGAGCAGCGTAAGGACTCTATGTACCAGACGTTAGCAGAAATAGGCTTCAACATGGCCAGCTCTAAGTCTCCGTATCTACTGCAAGCAGTGGGTGAAGCCGCTGCCGCAGCTATGCCGGGTGCACGTGCAGATAAGAAGGAGCGCAAGGCACTTAAGGACCGCGCTCTCGATATCATGGGTCAGATGAACGACAAGACCCGTAGGGAAAACCTAGAGATACTTGGTGTCGCTGTAGATATGTCTAATACTGGCCTAAAGGCATCGCAGTTTGAACGTGAGCTTACCAGCAGGGAAAATATTGCGGCTAACGAGCTAATTGCTAGGACGATTGCTGCTACGGCTAAAGAAGGTGTCAAACCAAATAGTTTTGAAGCCTACGTGGAAACGTTCTACAAAGACTTTATAGACAAGGGATATCCAGAAAACAAAGCTAGGCAGTTTGCTTACGGCGCAGCAAAAATAGCTATGGAAAAGATAAACGCAAAATTTGGTGGCACCGGTATGGAAGGTTCGCTAAACCTAGATGGAGAAACAGGCGGCAGTGCCGGTGAAAAAGACCCATTTGAAGGTTTTTCAGCAACGCGTAACTAGGAGTACCCAAGGTGCCTTCATACACTGTAAAAGGCCCGGACGGCAGGAGCTACACTGTCAACGCTCCGAAGAATGCCACCGAGCGCGATGCTATATCATATATCGCCAAAGAGTACTACCAAGGTGGTAAGTCCAAGCAGGGTGCTAGCTCTATTGAGAAAATCCCGCTAGTCGGCGGGTTGATTGCGCCTGTTGCAGACATACCTTTGAGTGTAGCCGAAGGTTTAAGCGGTACAGTTAAGTCTATCTCAGATGTCTTTGGTGCTGATAATGCTGTGTCCGATGCAGCTGATTACGTGTCTAAAGCCGCCGCCGCCTTGAAATCTGCTGGGTCTCGTGAAGATTTAGAAATTGCCCGCAAAATCCAGAAGGACGCCGAAGGTAAGGGCGTGTGGGAAGAAGTTAAGGCTGCTGCTCGTGCGTTCACTTATGCACCTTTGGAAAACATTGCTAGCGTAGCAGGTTCAGCAGTGCCTTTTGTCGCCGCAGGTGTTGCCACTGGCGGTACCGGAGTTGTGCCTATAGCTACTATGGCCGGGCTTGGCACGGCGTCAGGCGTGGGTACCATAAAAGGTGCTGTGTACGACGCCGTATACGACGAGTTTGTAAAGAGCGGTGCGTCTGAGAAAGACGCCGAAGCCGCAGCTGAGCGGGCGCAGGAGTACGGCGGCAAGAATATGGACCAGATTGCACTTGGTGGTGCAATAGGCGCGCTCGCTTCGGCTACTGGTTTTGCTCCACAGATTGCCCGTACCATAGGTGCAAACGCCGCTAAGAATGTTGCCGCTAAGGTGGCAGCGCGTGAAGCCGTAGAAGTCGGCGCAAGGCGCAGTGTATTAGGCGGAGCCGCTAAAGGTGCGGTAACGGAAGCTGTACCGGAAGCTGTACAAGGTGGGCAAGAACAGTTGGCCCAGAACCTAGCGTTGCAGCGCGAAGGCTTCGATGTAGATACGTGGAAGGGTGTAGCCGGTCAGGCCGCGTCTGAAGGCATCGCGTCCCTATTCCTAGGTGGCTACGGTGGTGCGCGTGAAACGCGTGCGGAAAACCGTGAGATGCTCACGAAAGAGATTGCACAAGAGCTTGAAGCTCTGCCGCCAGAGCCGACTGAAGAAGCCGTGTCCGCTGCAGTTGAGCGGTTCACTAGGCGCGGGTTCCCGCTGGAGAAAGCCCAGCAGGTTGTAGACACCATGGTGAAGCAGAAGGCCGCTATTGATAAGCAAGCTGCAGAACTTGAAAAAGCACGTGCCGAACGGCTAGCCCAAGAAGATATTGATGTTGGCGGAGGTCCTGACCTTTCCACACTGCCTCCGGTTGACACCGAAGAGCAAGCCGCCATGCAGCAGGCGCGTGAGGCTGAAGCTGCTGGAGTCGAGCCTGCTAGCACCATACCAGACATAAATACTCAGATAGATGAGTACACTGCGTTTGTTGATAAGGGGCAGGTAGCACCGGCACCACTCGTAGAGAGCATAGCGCGTCAATACGTTGACGCCATGAAGACCACCGGCATCGACAAGGTTATTGCACCCGAGCGCATGGCTGCGTTCTCGCAGTTTGTTGGTAACGAAGTTTCTACTATTGAGCCGTTGTTTGCTGAGCAGGCTGCACCAAAAGCAGAAGCTGCGCCACAGCGCCGTAAGCTATCTCCTATAGAGCAGTCTGCTATTGACCTTGTCTCTGCAGTTGATGCTGGTGGTGTGCCTTTTAATACGCCTAGGATAAACGCGATTGCACGTGGTCTAGGGTTAGACATCAGTAAGAAGGATAAACCTGAATATACCATCGACCGCATACGTAATGCCGTTAGTCGGTTTGACTATACTCCCCCACCAAAAGCAGAAGCTGCACCTGCGCGTTCCGCTGCGCCCACTATTACGCCAGCATTTGCTGAGGCTACCCTGCAAAACGACGATGGCGTCCGTGCATTTGCTGACAAATACGGAATTGACGAAGCGGAAGCCGTTGACCGCCTAAACGCAGCAGCAGCTTCCCCCACGGGTATCAAATACTCGCGTAGGGGACGTCCACCCAGTGCCAGCACTGTGGAAGCCGCAGGCCAAGAAGGTCTGTTTGGTGCACTGCCTACACAGGAAGAAAACCGCCTCGACAAGTTCGAGGAAATCCAGCAGCGCAAGCTGGAGCAGGGTGCGCTCGCACCGGAGCAGCGTGAAGCCGAGCGTCAGGCGCAGGCCGACGAGTTTGATAGGCTGCAGCAAGAGCGCGCAGCCAAGGACGAGCAGTACAAGGCCCAGTTCGTAAAGAACATTGAGGACGCCATACGTCGTGCTAACCCTGCTAACGAAGCGTATAGTGTGCAGGTTGATGAGACTAGCCCGAAGCCATATAGGGTTGTCGGTCCAGACGGTGAGGTGTTTGCAGCTGCAGATACCCTGAAGGACTTCGAAGAGCAGGCTATGGACCTCATGCCATACGTTGCTCCCGCTGCGGCTATACCAGATACGGACTCCGCAAAACCCACTGTAGCTACGTCGATGGTGCAAGAGCTTACTGCAGAGATTGATGCTGCGCGTGAGCGTGGCGAGATAGACAACAACCAGCGTACAGAGCTTATCCGCCAGCTGGAGCGTCCCGCTGCGTACGACAAGTTCGGTCGCCCACAGGACAACATCGCCAAGGCTGAAGAAGAAGCACGGGCAGCAATGTCCAAGTTCCGCAACACCACAGGCGTTGAAGCCAAGGCAGCGGAAGCAGAGTTGGTGGTCGCCAACGAGAAGCTGGCTAAGCTCGTAAACAATCGCATGCTGAACCCAATCCGGTCGCGGCTACGTTCCATGTCAGAGATGCGCAAGGACGAGCAGCTTGGTGCCAAGATACGCATTAAGGAAGCGTTGCAGGAAGGTGACCAAAAGGAGCTACGCGATGCTAAAATCGACCTAGCTGAAAGCCGTGTGTCGAAGTACCGTAGGGGTGAAACGCAGCCGGGCCAAGCCAAGACCGACGTGTCAAAGGCCCGCGCAGCGGTAGATGCTATCGTGTCGGTGTGGAAAGGTCCACCCGTAGTTGAAGTGGTACAGTCAGTTAACGACATAGCTGACGCTAAGATACGCCGGGCTGTGATGCAGGACAACGCCACTAATGCAGAAGGCTTCGTGGCTCCTGACGGCACAGTGTATCTGATTGCCGACAACCTTGAGTCCGTAGAGCGTGCTAAGGCGGTGCTGTTCCATGAAGCCCTTGGTCACGTTGGCCTTGAGAAGCTGTTCCGTGGCGAACTAGACGGCGCTTTGACCGCGCTATACAAAGGCAATGGCAACATACGGACCAAGACTGATGCTTGGCTAGCTGCTAACCCAGAGGCATATGCAAAAGACACTGACCGGGTCGCCCGTGCAGTAGAAGAAGTCCTAGCTGAAATGTCCGAGACCGGACAAATCCGGCCAAATATGCTTAGCCGTATTGCGGCTATTATCCGTAACTTTGCACGTAAGCTGGGTATCAGCCTAGCAATCAGCGATGCGGATGTAGAGGCTATACTGGCCGCAGGTCACGAGCGCGTCGTAAACGGCCCACAGGAAAGCACGCTCGTAAAGGGTATGCGGTATATCAGTGGGTGGGACACCACCACATCACGCGCTACAAAATACTCCCGGCCTAAGACCACCCCTGAGCATAAAGAAGCGCTGGAAGAAACGTCGGCCTCCATGAGCGATGGTCTGCGCCGCACGCAGAAGTCTACGTCCACTAACGGCATAGCTGACGGTGTAGGGAAAGCTGTGCAGGGGCGTAAGTTCAGCGCCTTCCTTAATGCGTTCAAAGACAACTCCGACGGTATGGGTCCACCTACGCTAAAGGCTATACTGAAGACTATACCAACGTCTGGCATCCTAAACTGGTTTGGCCCAGACATACCTAGCATACGTGAGATTGACACGCTGGTGCAGAAGATGGTGGCTATGAAGGCCAACATTATCAAAGCCGCCGAAGATATAGGTCGTGAGCTGGATGAGTTTCTTCTGACAGACAAAAAGCAAGTGCTGGCATCACTGCAGAGCACTGCCCGTATAAACGAGTACTCCCCTGACGAGTTCAAGTCTGCTGATGAGGCGCTGGCTAATCACCCTGCGATGAAGGAAATCGAAGCCCGCATACTGAAGAACTCAAACGACAAAGCGCTAGCCGCCCGCATAATAGCCGAGATGAAGGCTCTGACTATGCAGGGTAAGGAAGTAGTAGGGGTAAAGGGCGACAAGGTAAAAATGTCTGACGACATGCGTAAGCTTGTAGCGGACCTATCTAAGACTGCTATCGACCGCCAGAAGACTAGCGCCCAGACTGGGCAGGTTGCAGAACTTACCCGTCGTATCCGTGACGTGCACAAGCTGTGGGATGAGTTGGGTAAACTCAAGAATGGCCACAAGCTGTACCTTGAGATGCGCGCCTACTACAAAGACATGTTCGAAGCAGAGCTTGCCCTACTAGATGGTCGCATTTCGACTATTGCTGGTGAGGCAGAAGCTAAGCGCCTGCGCGACCTACGTGCAGACATGATGCGCGAAGTGATGAACCCGGATGAGGCTAAGAAGAGCGGAGATATATTCCACGACCTCGACTCCAGCCTGTTCACCAAAGACTATTTCCCGTTCATGCGCGAAGGCCAGTACTACGTGCGTGTAGCAGCTGCCAAGGACGGCTCGCGGGAGCGGGAGTTCTACCAGCTCTACTCCGCTAAGGACATGCAGGACGCGCAGAAGGCGATAGCTAAGCGCTTAGGTGTGAACCCCGAAGACAGCAGTGTAATAACCGTAGGGTACGATATCGCGCAGCTGCAGGAGAACATGAAGTCTGACGACCAAATGATGCAGAAGATATTCGACCTAGTTAGCAAGGCTAAGGCTGAGTTTGCGGGCACCAAGGGTATCGACGCTAATAGTTTCAAAGACCTTACGGACAGTATCTACCAGACATGGTTGCTATCTACGCCAGAACGGTCAGTGCGCCGCCGGTTCATGCATGCTCAAGAGGTAGTCGGCTTCCAGCAGGACTTGCTGCAGCAGTTCGCGTCGCAAGCTAGTAACTATGCTAACCAGCTAAGCAAGCTGGCCTATGCCGGGGACATTCGCCTGAAGACCGAGGAAGCCCGGGATAACGTATCTGACCGCGATGCAACGCTCAAGGCGAAGTATAACTCGGTTATAGACGAGCTTGAAACACGGGCCGAGGACGAGATAAATCCAAGCCCGCAGAGTTCGTTTATAAACGCCCTTAACCGTGCGTCATACTTCTACTACCTGACAGCGCCAGCGACAGCCATGCTGCAGCTTACTTCCATACCGATACGTGTGGTGCCGCGCCTGTGGCGTGACTACGGGTATGCAGAAGGCACACGTATGTGGCTGAAGTATATGAAGATATGGAACACACTGGGTAAAGCCAAGGTGCAGACTACGCGCACTGGTCTGGCCGGTGCTGGTGACCAGCTCGATGTGCTGATGCCCAATATCAATAGCTCGAAGCTAATTAACGCCAATACTGACGAGGGTAAGCTTTTACGTAGGGCACTGGCGGCAGGCATGGAGCGCAACGTGCTTGAGACCGTGCAGGATACTCTAATACAGAATGAGCGGGAAACGGCTAAGAGGCACCGTACGGGTGCGGCGCGCACCGCTGTTGAGGCACGTGCCTTAACTGGTAAGGCCATGGGTGTTATGTTCCAAGGTCTGGAAAACATCTCGCGTCAAGCGGCCTACTTCATGGCGTTTGAGTTGGCGTACAAGGCAGAGGCGGCGAAGAATACTGATACTAGCGCCGAAGCCGAAAAGGTAGTGTTCGATAAGGCCGTTACAACTGCGCTAGACACAGTGCGGGACACACTAGGCGACTACTCCAACTGGGAGCGGTCTAGCATTATGAAGAAAGACTGGACCCGTGCCCTGTTCCTCTTCAAGATGCACCCTATCCTGCAGACCAAGTTCCTAGTGGGGGCGATGCGGGATATCGGTCGTGGGCTGTACCCCGGAGCTTCACCAGAAGCAAAAGCTGCACGTGCTGGCGCTATGAAGGAGCTAGGCGGCGTGTTGATGATGGCTGGCGTATTCGGTGGCCTTCTCGGCATGCCTCTATACACGGTCATGGCATTGGCGCTGTCCGAGAGCTTTGATGAAGAAGACGATGAGGACGTGCGCAAGCTTATGGGTCTCGACCCGCGTGTCGCCTACGACTCCGACATCATGTTCCGTGCATGGATAATGGACAAGTTCGGTGAGCCTATGATTGGCGACGTGTCGATGGCCGATATTCTTATACACGGTCCAGTTGGCGCTTTGTCGAACACAGAAATATCTAGCCGTACGTCGCTTGACCTCAAGAATATGTGGTTCCGTGAAGCTGTCACAGGCGACTCTACTGGGGACACCGTAATAAAAACACTGCTGGCTAACGTAGCAGGTGGGCAGATGCTAATTCAGGCGTTCAATGCGAAGGACAACTTTGCCGAAGGCGATATGTACGGTGCCGTAAAGAAGCTAGCCCCAGCGTTTGTCCGGTCATGGGTCGCTGCAGGGCAGGGAGAAGCTGAAGGCGTTGTTAGCCGTAAGGGCGACGTTATCATTGATAAGGACGACATCTCTGCACTCGATACGTTCCGCACGATATCGGGCTTCCGCCCACTACGCCTTGCTCGTTGGCAGGACTACTACATTACTCGCGGTAAAAACGACAAGAAGATAAAAGCAGAAAAGACCCAGCTGCTATCCACTTTGGATAGGAAGATACGTGAGGGTGAGATTACCTCTAAGGCACAGCTGCAAGAGTTTATCACTGACGAGATTATTCCATTCAACCGCACGTATCCAGACCCTAGCTTTATTATTACCGAAGAGAGCATCATGCGGTCACTCAAGGGTCGTGCAGATGTTCGGGAGCGCACTGTGCAGGGTATGCGGCTTGAGAAGAAGACTGCTGGGAAAGACATCGGCATGGCGGAGATGTTCCGCCCATAAAAAACCCCCGCCGGGGAGTAGCGCCAGCGGGGGTAGTATCAACCAAACGGAAGGAGCATCTTCCGGTGTCATGCATAGTCATATTCGCCAGATGCGTAAACCCCTAATACCAGATTTGGTGTCCACGACGCTGCGGTACACCACTTTTAGCTTCAGTCTGCGTAGCACAGGGCGTATCTCGCGCTTGGCGGCTTTAGGGTCGAGGCACGGGAAAAAGAGTGACGCGCCCTTGGTAAAGGCGCGCCAGTTTATATCGTAGCTGACTCCAGCTACCTTCACTCTTCGTCGGAGTCCGGCTTCGCGGCAGACACTACGTTATTAAACAGGTCCGTAATGCCGCTGAAGTCTGGGTGGTTAGCGTCGAAGATTAGCGACTGCACTGGCACCGTGTTGACTTTCATGCCCTTGGACATGCGCTTGTTTTCCGCGTCGAGGTACAGGCCCTTGGCCTTCATAGCGTTAATCGTAGAGCGGTAAGCAATGTTACGTGCACCACAATACTCACGGAACGAGCTAGCAGTTATGTACACCTTAGCTGTGTCAGGCTCGTAGCGTATCATAAGCTCCTGCTTTGGTTCTAGTGCCGGTACTTCCGCCATCTTGCTGCGACGGTCTACCCCGTCGTTGACGATAAGAATGTTCCCGAGACGGGCGTTCATAAACTCACCCAGTATCTGCTGGTCGCCTTCAGGCGGTGGGGTCATGGTGTTGCGTAGGTTGAGCACCATCTTGCACGTCCACTTGAAAATGGCAGCAATGTCCCAGTTACATAGGCCCAGATGTAGGGCAATGTAGATGCCCGTTATGTTAGCAGCCGCTGTTGCCGACCAGAAACGCTCACGCTGTGTTAGCTTAAGCTTGGTGTCGATGCGCTGTTGGACCGTAGCATAGAGCGCCTTCACCTCATCATAGTGCGTAATCAGGTACCGTGCGTAGATGTCACCTGCATGCCCGTAGTTCTCGAGCAGCTGGTGGTCGAACATCTTCTTGCCATACTCGATGTCAATCGCGTCAGAATAGTCGATGCTGTACTCGATGATGCGCATGGTTTCACCATCAGGCGAACCCTTATTGATTTCCAGCTTCTCGTAGAACGAGTGGTTAGACGAGCACAGTGCTATGGTCTGCCACGACGTCAGGTTTGCCCGAAGCTCGTTGGCGGACGCCTTCATGCGGTCCTTGCCGGTGCCCTGTGTAATCAGGTAGGCAAGCTCACTCAACTGCTTAGGTTCAGTGTTGGACATTTCGTCGAAGCTGATATGCAGGTTGCAGAACACGCCTATCTTGAACACCTTCGAGTTGAACGTGTCGTCCTTCTTCGCGCATAGCGCCACAGGGTCACCATACACGCTGTTAGCCATCTGTAGGGCTGTCGTCTTACCCGTGCCCGACTTAGGGTGCACCACGTTGATAATCGCCCCACGCTGGCCGGAGAAGCGCAAGAGAGGCGCACCGAAGGCGGTGGCTGCTGCAAACGCATGCCCCTCAAGGCCCGGACGTCCGTACAGGTCGAACACTTCGCGCCACTTATCCAGTGTGCCCTTAGCTGTCATGTGCTCCGCTACTACCTTGGTAACGGAAGATGGTGGACTATGGTACGTCCCCTCCGCACTTATCTCACGGTCGCCAATGATAAACTTACTGTCGTTATCGACCCATCCAAATTGATTTCGCATTTGCTCTACCTTCTCGTTATGAAAAAACTGTGCCACTGATTTAACTATGTAATCGACTAGATATGCGTAGTCGGTCTTCGAACTCAACATCACGTGCTTAGAAGCGAGAAGCTTCTTCAGCTCGGTGCCGTCCGCCATCTTGGAATTGTGCACCGTGAACTCTTTGACGCCGTCCTGCGGTGTGTGCAGTCGGATAAGGGCTACGCCACCCTCAACAGGGTCATCCATCCGCTTGGCCACGTAGATGTCGTACGGATACACAAGCGCAACGTCTTCGACGCCTTCTTCCTCGTCCTTGGGCGCAACCTTGCGCCATACGCCCCCATGCTTGCCACGCACGTAGGGGAAGGGAAACTCGGGTATGTGGAACTTTATCGCCCCCAGCTTCGTCTCTTCTATGACTACGTTGTCCTCCGGAGTTGCCTCCTTCAGCTCTTTGCCTAGCGTAATAGGTGAGCGTATCTTGCCAGCGTGTGGACACTTTCCGCATCCGCCGGGATTGTTCTTCTCGAACTCTGCGCAGGTGTGCGGCCCGAGTATGTGTCCTATCTTCTGCTCAACCTTGTCAGGGTCGTAGTCCGGATGGTCTGCAGATAGCTTGTGTATCGCCCTATTACGGTCCTTACAGAACTTTGCGATTGACAACGCCGAGAACCAACGTGGCTCGGATATATGCTCGCGGTCCTCGTAACAGGAGTTAAGCTGTGCGCAGCCTTTGTCCCCACGGTTCATAATCTTGGCGAAGCTGGACTCCATGCTAGCCTGTATGACTTTGGATAACGGGCTAGGTGCGAACACCGGAAGGTCGCCTAGGGGCGACGGCTTAGTCTCTTTAACGCCAAGTATGTCACGTATGTCTGCCATGGACGTCGGCTTGCCGACCACCAGAACCTCTACGCGCAGTGGGTCATCACCCTTAAAGTTAAAAGTGCCGGGAATACGCAGGATGCGCGCTGCCTCAAAGCAGCTGTTATCTACACGTAGCCCCTTGGTGGCGCAGACTTCTTTCAACCGTGCGCACACTGGCTCCCATTCTTCGCGTGTAACTTCTTCAGTTAGCGGCCAGTATACGTGCAAACCGCGCCCCGAGTTAACCACGATAGGCTTGGGCATACCTACGGTCTTACAGAACGCACGAAGAGCCGTGAAGCCTTCGTCCTGTGTATCGTAATCCTTCTCTGGTCCGCAGTCTATGTCGAGCCAGAGCGACTTAAGCGCCTTCACGTTCTCTTTCTTGCGGCTCTTACCGTCTGTGTACTTAGCTACACCAAAGAATACGTTCTTACCTTGGTTGAGGAAGGTCTTTGCCCATTCGTCCGCTTCCTCGCGGGTCTCTACTAACTCCTGCTGTTTATTGTCTGGGCTAAGCCCGACGATAGCGTACCAACCCTCTTGAGGCTGCACCGCTGATAAAAGGTCAAATTCCTCCGCCACGCAGACACTACTCCATAGGGCAACTCACAAGCCCACTTCTAAAAGAAAATGCTCCCTGCTCCGTTAGGAGACAGAACTCTCCAGACTTGCCATGTATACAGCTATAAGGGCGGCGGGAGTGCCCTGTGGGATGGAAGTCCCACAGAACCAATTATATACTGTCTGCCTTGTTACGCCTGTACACTTAGCGACTACGGCTACAGGAATGTCCTGCGCAATGCAGAGCCTACCTAGGCGAACACCCAACTTGTGTTTGCTCGCCTTGGCGTTTGCCTCCTGTATCCGTAAGCTATAACCGCTACTCATTAGTCGTCGTCTTCTTCGTCGTCGCCCCACCGGCTTACTACAGCAGCAATAGTGCCGGTAGGTTCAGCGGTGGCCTTCTTGGATGGACGCTTTACTGGCTCGGGAAGTTCTTCTTCCTCTTCGTCTTCATCATCAGCGTCTAAGAACGATGGCTTCTTCGCCTTCGGCTCGGCTTGTGCTGCAAGCTTAGCAGGTTCTTCTGCGGCAGCAGCCTTCACGATGTCGAAGCTAATCAGACGGGTCGTGGCGGCGTTCTCTTGTGCCTCAGTGACGCGCTCCAGCTCTTCTAGGTCAATAAACCGGTCAGCAGTGAAGTTAAGCTCCATAGTCTCTGCGTCGAGGTTGTATGCGATGGTGGTCACCACGCGGTCAGGCGCTGCACCGTTAGACACCAAGTGGCGGCAGTACTGCTCGAACGGCAAGGTGTTACCGGTGCCCTTACCGAATAGCGACTTAGCTGGGATGTTGAACTGATACACGTCGCCGGACTCGTCACCGTCTAAGAACAACGCGACCTTGCGGCTGAAGCGACAGGCTTTACCCTTACCGTTCTTACCCGAACCGTCTATGTTCTTAGGGCAGCTGGCACAGTTAGACGCCTGACGGTTGGAGGCGGATGCCTCTGGCTTGTCACCTAGGTTAGAGAAGCAGTCAGGTGCAGTGCCCTTAGCGTCGGGGTCGTAGTCACTAGCGTAGAAGCTGCGGCTAGGCTTCTCTAGCATAGCAAGGATGATGGCGTTGAACTCACCACGGATGGCTTTGCCGACCTGCTCACCGTTTACGATACGCTTGAACGTGCCGTTGGTGTTGGTGGCGATGCGGTTATAACCGCCCATGCTCGCAGCAATCTGCGTACCCATCTTGGATGGTGGCAGTGCTCCGGCAGTCATAGCGTTTGGGTTTTTAAAGATGGTCAAATTGGTCATTGTTTCTCTCACTTGGTTGTTGGTTTGCGAACCGAAAGCACATACTTAGTATCTGCATTGAGGCCGACAGGTAGACTATCGGGGTTCTCCTCTAGGTAATTACGCATGTTGCCATTGTGGATGCGCTGTTCGAGAAGATGCATCACATCATTCTCCTTAAGAAACTTGTACATGGACTCCCAATCGCTCGTCCAGTAGCGGGTAGCAGCGCGCCTAGTTATCGTACCTTCTTTGGTACGTAGGCTGTCCACGTTCTGTGTGTTGCAGACCTCAAGTAGCTTGGCGCTAACTAGGTCCATCTGCCCCTTAAGCTCTGTAATCTCGGCTTTGTGGGCGTCTTCCTTAGCCTGCACGACATCACGTATCTTGCGATAGACGCGCACAAGCTGGTCTACGGGTAAATCATCCATATGCTTGCTCCTTCTTGGTTGTGATTGTGGTTTGTTATATTGTTAGCTACCACTAATCTTTGACAGTGTCAAATACTATATTTCCATAACTTCCTTATACAAGTCAATAAGTTTTTTGTGGTTGGTGATATTATTCTGGAGCATACTATACAGCCGCTCCTCTACCGGACTGCCCTTGATATGCACGATGGTCATGGCGTTCTTCTGGCCGGGACGGTCGATACGGGCGTTAGCCTGCAAGTATGTTTCCACGCTGGTTACTGGCGCATACCAGATGATTGTATCCGCCTCCGTTAGAGTCAGACCGTGCGATGCAGCCTGTGGCTGGATGATAAGCACATGTGGGTCTTTGCTCGTCTGGAACCGCTCGATGATGTCGCTGCGCTTATTCAGTGATACTTTGCCGTTGATGACGCCACACGAGATGCCTTCCTTCTCCAGCCTAGCGCGAAGTATCTCAATAGTGTGCGTGAACGGCACGAAGACCAGCACCTTGTTGCTGGCCTCCTCTATGACTTCGAGTACGACGTTAACCCGGTTAGACACATCGAACTCCAGCACCTCGCCAGTATCCGTATAGACCGCGCCTCCACTTATCTGCAGCAGCTTGTTTATCTGCGTAGCTGCGTTGACCGCACTGACTTCCTCGCCGCCCGTCTCAATCAGCAGCTGGTCCTTGAGCATCTTGTAGTACTTGCTCTGCTGTGTTGTCAGCGGTGCGTCACGCGACACGTGCGTAACTTCGGGTAGGTCCAAGCAGTCTTTCTTTTCGAACCGGATGGCTGGCTGCAATATGTTATGCACGTACTCAGCTGCGTGTGGTTTCGGTGCCCATTTAAAGTGGGTCACCTTGTGCATGATAGAAGCTCGGAACTCGGTGTAGTATTTAGGGCAACCTTCTGGGTTAACCAGCTTAGCTAAGCCATACGCATCTATGGGAGACTGCGCAGCGGGTGTACCTGTCATCATCCAAAGCCGTGGGTCAGTGAGGTTCACAATCTGGCTAAAAATCTTCCAGCGGTTGGTCTGCACGTTCTTATATGCGTTCGCCTCGTCCACCACGATAAGGTCGAAGCCACCTGCAATTATCTCGTCCTTGACGATAGCTAGACCGTCGAAGTTAATGATGACGAACTCTGCCCCTGCTTCGATAATCTTCTTGCGTTGTGGGGCTGCACCGTGCGCAACGCTGCACGAGCGGTGCATAGCGAAGGTGAATAGGTCGCGCTGCCAAGCCGACTTCATAATCGACAATGGGCATAGCACCAGTACGCGCTTAATCTTGCCCTTCTTCATCAGGTAGTCAGCCGTCCATATGACGCTAGCCGTCTTGCCTGTGCCCTGCTCGTTGAAGCAGAAGGCGCGTTTGCGGATAGACAAGAACGAAGCTGTCTCTTTCTGGTGGTCGAACGGCGCATACTTACCAGTCCACTGGTAGTCGCGGAGCATAGGGGACGGCACGCCGTCATAACCAAGCTGAGCTAAGCGCGTAGCCTCGTGTAGCCCCCAGTGTACGGCTACGGCTCCACCTTCAACCACGGCGCTCTTTGTAATGTATTGGGGTATAGTATGTGCGTTCGGCGCTGTAATTAGCAGCGCCTTGTTATCAATTATCTGCACGATTGCTCCTTCGTGGTTACTTCTTGCGTTCCCGTTTGCTGCGCTCCGACACGAGGTTACCCTTCTTATCACGGAGGAACGACCGATTAGCGGCCTTACTTTCTACACGCAGTCCCGTCTTATTGGAACCACCTTTGTCGAATGCTTTTACGTGGGCAACGTCTTTACCATCGCCCTTGTGCACCTTACCGGCTTTAGTCATCTTGGCACGGGCCGCATTGCGCGAAGCACGGTTCTTCTTCTGCTCTGGGCGAGCGTGGTATTTATCGTACTCGGCTTTGTAATCCCTTGCCATCAATGCCTCCGTGGTTTCCAATGCTCACAGCTTTTAACTGGGCACCAACCACATAACGGGCTGGTCTTTGCGTTCCATACACCATTATCCATGCTGGCCTCAAGCTGTTCTAGCTGATTATCAAACACAGATAGGTACGTATCCAAGTGC